ACATCTTCATACCGTCTTAACTACGAAACTGGCAAGGACGGAATTGTTCTTGGTTCACTCGTACAGGCCGTACAAAACCAGGCAACTGGAAAGATGGTTGACCTTGTAACTCACCGTTTCGCACCTGCTGGTGTTGCGTTGATTCACACGAAGCAACTTCCATTCCCGGACTCAGGTGTTGCACAAACTGTTGAGGCCCACAATGTCGTTGACAGTATGGTAATCGAATGGCCACAAATTGGCTTCAGTTACGACATCAGTTCCTACACCTACGGATCGCTTGCTTTCCGCGCTCCAGCATGGTCAGGAATTGTTACAGGAATCACTGGTTGATCTAACCAGAAATAAATCGCTAGGTGTTTACATCTAGCCATTGAGGTAGAGCGATGCAGGGAGTTCCCCTTCTCCCTGCGTTGCTCCCTCTTTCGATAAGGGAGAAATAAAATGAGACTCGTTGGATCCGATAGTGGATTAAAAGAAATCTCAATCAATGAAAGTACGCCCATTCCTCGACAAAAGGATGGCACGTTTCACGTTGATGAAGGCACAGGAAAAAATCTAGTTAAGACAGGCGATTTTGCTGTGGCAGGAATTACATTCAGAAATGCATCAGGATGGGTTTGCTCTAAATGCAAATTCGTTGGACTTTATCGTGACAAATGCGGTAAGTGTGGATGCACCGAACTAACACCAGAGGAAAACTAAATGTCAGTAATAGCACCGTTTGTTTACTCAGGGGGGATGGTAGAACCTTACGTTTCGTTAGAAGAAGTCAAGTTCAGTGCAACTGCTTCTGCTATTGACTTTTCTAACCTCATTGAAAATGGATCACAATCTGTTCAAGATCGTGCTTTGTATGAGTTGATCATTCGTGCTTCTTCAAAGGCCGACAACTATACAATGGGAGTGTACGGATCACTTTGCGCCACCTCAAACACTGAGAATGGTCGCTATTACATGAACCGCTCTGGTCAAATTGTTATCAATCCTTACTTCACACCAATTCTTGAAGTTCAAAACTTCTCAGTTGGTTGGGGGCCAGGTGACGGACTTCAATCAATTACTCTTTCAAGTTCAAACTGCGCCATTGAGCGCACCCAGTTTTTAATTACTTCGCAATCAACTATGGGTCTTTACTTCGGCAATCTTGGAATTGTCGGAGGAAACATGCAGTCAGGGACAGAAGTATTCTGCCAATGGACGTATGTAAATGGATGGGCTAACACCTTTACCAACTCAACTTCGGCTCTTGGGGCAACTTCCGTCACTGTAAACAATGTGACTGGAATCTATCCAGGACAAAACCTAACCATTTGGGATGGTCAGCAAGATGAGTATGTTCAGGTTTCAACTTCTTGGGTTCCAGGAAACAAAACTTTGATCTTTACCAATCCGCTTAAATACAAGCATGGATCAGGTGTGAACATTTCCGCATTGCCCGCGACAATCAAGCAAGCAGTGATTCACTTTATTGTTGCTTTGATTAAAGAGCGAGGTCAGGGTGGACTCGTTCTAAATGAAATTGGTGAACCTTCTGCGGCAACCGGAAGAACAGTTGGATCAATGACTGACGAAGCACTTGCCTATGACCTACTAGACGAATTCAAGCAGATTTGGGGTCGTGCATAATGTCACGCGCCACAGTACGCCAGGCAATCGCAACGTACTTGACAAACGCTGGTGTTACCAACCTTTCAAGTGTCAGACAGTTCCCGGCAAAACTTACGCCAGAGGGAGACTTTTTTGAGGGTGAGGATCCTGGACATAGTTCGGGTGCAATCATTTTTCTCTACATTGAAAACCAGGTTGAAAATAGAATTGCTTTGGGTGGATCTCATAATGGTCGAAAGGCTATTGACTACACTTTTATTTTGGACTGCTACCTTCGATCAACACACAAAAAGTCTGAAGATGCAGGGTTTGACAATGAAGCCTTCTTAGATTCGCTTGTTACCGCAATCAGAGCAGATCGCAACGCTGGCGCGCCAGGAACAATCTTTCAATGGGGTGAAGGTGCAAATGGAGCGGCTGGTGGATCAGACATTGACATCACCTCGTATTACCCTCGCCAAATAAATGGCAAAGCAGCAGCAACTCAAGTCACTTCAATGGTTCGAGTTCATGTTGTTGAAATTATTGACCACTAAGGAGAATCATGTTTACATTTAATGGAACCGAATCTACGGTTTACAATGACATTTGCTACAAAGGATCTACACTTGTAGCAGAACCAGGTCAGTCTTATGACCTTGAATCCGCTCCAGACGAAAACTGGACAGGAAAAGGATCAGCGAAAGCCCCTGTAACACCGCCAGAAGCCCCTACAAAGGCCGATGACACAGAATCAATCTCAACCCCAACAACTAACTAAGGAGAGCCTAGAATGGCCTTTTTATCAGCCAATAGTTATTTCGGACTAGCACCGGAAACTACAAAAGGAACAGTGGCAACAACTGGTGCGATTTACGTTCCAGTTACCACTCCACAGACAACTCCAATGCAGACTTTCTTGCGTGATGAGGCGTTTCGAGGATCACCAACTGTCGTTTATGACCAAGTTCAGGGCGTTCGCCATGATGAGTATGACGGAAAGTTCTATCTTTACGCCGACACATTTGGAAACTTTGTTAAATCAATTCTTGGTGGAACTGACTCAGTTGTAACTGGATCTCCAGTTGCCGGACTCAACACCCACACAATGAAGTTGTTAAACAACGCCGCTATTGGTTCACAGCCACTTTCATACTCAATTCTTGACTTTGACGGTGCTAACTATTTCACCATGACAGCAGCACAAGCAGACAGCCTAAACATTACTTTTGGTGCAGAAGCAGCAGCAGACGCAACCGTTAAGTTCATGGCGGCTCCTTACAGTTCAGGAACAACCGCACCTGCGGGAACGGCTTTTTCAACATTTACCTGGCCATCAAACCCTGAACACCTAATTCCTGCTTGGAACACAACTGTCAATGCAAATGGAACTCAATACAACTACATTCAAACCGGTGAATTGAATTTTGCTCGTAAGACTGCCCCTATTTTTACAATGGGATCTCAGGCTCCGCACTCGTTGTTTGCTGGCCCACTTGAAGTGACTGGAAAGTTCACAGCAGTGGTAGATTCAAACGCTGACTCATGGTCAGTTCCGTCAACTTTCAACACATCCACAGGCGTCATCACAACTACTGCTGATGCCCTTAACCGTGAACCGCAGACATTAACAATCACTTTGATTGACCCTAATGATGACGTACTTGGATCTCACCAGAGCATTGCATTTACAATGACTAATGTTCAGTACCACGATGTCAAGCGCACTCGCGGAAAAGAATACACAGAAGTTGAAGTTTCTTTTACCGCTAATGCAAACACTACCGATGCGACTACTGGATTCTCACCAATTCAGGCTATAATCGTAAACAACGTAACAACCGCTTACTAAATAACCCAAAGGGGATGAAATGCCAGCAATAAATCTTCCAAATAACGAAACCGCAATCTTGTATGGACGTGAAGAAATTTCTGAGCGAACTGCTCGAATCATCTCACGTTCATACTTGAAAGCGGCAAGTGCCGCAGCCAAACTCGTAAAACTTGGGTTTGACGACAAAGATCCTGAAACATGGACAGTCTTTAGCGGGATTTCTGATGAAGATCGAAATGATCTTGATGGATACCAAGCGGCGGTTATTGCTGGAATGGTAAAATCTTGGTCATTGGGAGAACTGCCAACTGTTGAATCAGCGTTAGATCTGCCTAAAAACATCTTTGATGCTCTTGCAACCGCTTGTGCGGATGAATTCAATGACACAGTAAGCACGGAGCCTAACCTTGACCCAAAAGCCCCTACCGCCGACTAGCGCGGTTAGAGGCGGCTTTACGAGGTAAAGATGCTGAGGTTGATGAAGAACTTTACAGTCTTTTTCGTGAGTATCAGTTTCGAAAAACATTTGGTGGGTCTCACACAGATTTCTTAGATCAACCAATTACAAATACCGAGTGGCTTCTTGCCATTGACGGAATCGTGAATAGGGTTCAAAATGACCAGTGAAATTATCTGTGAAAACTCTTTAATGATTAGAGGGCAACTTTTGTTAAAGGCTGAAAAAGCCAATTTAGCGGCTCGAAGAATTGTTGATCGTGGATCAAAAGTAATTGCCGATACCGCCAGAGAACAGTTCAGGGAAAAACAACCTGATGCTGTTACGTTTCCTCCGCAACCTCCTAACCCGACTTCTCGAACTGGTCATCTAAGAGATTCAATTCGCAAGCAGTCAATTAGCAAACTAGGCGAAGGTCGCTGGCAAAGTACAACCGGAACTACCGTTCAATACGCCCGCCCAGTCGAATACGGACATGGAAGCACAGGACGAGCGTTCCCATTTATGAGTGCTGGTTATGCCGGTGCTAAGGGTGTTGGGGAATGGTCAGAACTTAAAAGAATCTATCGAGAGGAATGGGCTGAGGCTCTAAAGTAATGGGAGAAGTCGGAGATCTAGTTGTACGGCTAATTGCCGACATTCGCGAATTCATGGGGAAAATGGATGAGGCCGAAGCAAAGGTTGGAGAGTTTGCTGCCATGTCTGAAAAATCAGGCGCACGTTTTGGCAAAGCAATGGCAAAAATGGGTACTGCCGTTATTGGACTGACTGCTGTAATTGTCGGTTATGGAATTAAAAAAGCCTTTGATTACAACAAAGCCATTGAGGCAATCGGCTTTCAATCTGGCGCAAGTGCAACAGAAGTTGAAAGATTAAAAACTCACATTCTTGATCTATCAGTTGCAACTGCTACATCTGCAACAGATCTTGCCGCCGCCTACACCCAGGTCGAAAAGGCTGGATTTAGTGGTGCTAAGGCTGATGCAATTATTGCTAGTTCTGCAAAGTTGGCAAAATTATCTAATACAGATCTCATAACAAGCACTAAAGACTTGATTGCCGTTCAAGCACTGCACCTTAACGGACAAAAAAATGCTGCTGATACAGCCGGAACCCTTCTTAAACTAAACAAAATGTCGGTTGGATCTATGGATGATCTAACTGCAATGTTCACTGGAAAGCCAGCCGCTTCTATCGCGGCTTATGGAATCAGTATGAACTCACTTGCAACTGGAGTGGCAGTTGTAGCCCATCACGGACTAAATGCCTCAGTTGCAATGACAAGTTTTTCCACAGGTCTTGCTCGACTTGAAAAACCATCAACCGCAATGAATGATCTTCTTATGGGAACAAAGAGCAAGCCTGGTATTGGAATGAGCCAGAAGCAACTTGTTGAGGATCTTCGCAAACCAAACGGAATGTTTGTTGCTCTTAATGATTTGAAAACTCACTTTCTTGCTGCTGGTTATCCAGCAAAGGAATTTGCAGGTTATTTGACCAACCTTGTTGGCCCTAGAGGCGCATCTGGATTTGGCATCATGGCTAAATACTTGGGTGAAATGAAAACAACTTTTCCTGATTTGGCTAATGGATCTAAGGCTCTAGCCGAAGAGTGGGCTAAATTTCAGAAAACTCCTGAATTCAAATTTGGAAAACTTAAAGAATCATTCAATAAAGCAATGATTCAAATTGGAAACTTTGTTCTTCCAGTGGTTATTGATGTTGCAAATGCTTTACTTGCTGCTCAAAAATGGCTTGCTGATCCAAAACACAAGATTTATGCACACATTGTTGCGGATCTGTCTCTTATACACATCTGACGCTGACGACGATCTACTCTGTGTAGATCTCG